ATATAACTTTACTAATATACTTATGTTATTTTTATAAATCTCATTTGTAGGCATAGGTCTATTCCAATATACCATACCACCATCTTTGATATTTTTATCTCTTACATATTCTACATTTTTACCCAACCATTTAAATTCTACAAATAATCTAGGTGCAGGATCAAAGTTTGGTTTTGTATAAACATATGATTCAAATTTACCTAATATGTTTTCAATAGGCGCAAAGAGATTATTTAATTTAGGATTGATCCATTTCTTATTGTAAGTTACAATACCGTGATCTGGATATTTGTGTATTACTTTTTCTATTTCTTTATAGTATATCTCGTTTGTACCTAAAAATAAATGTTTATATTGTATTTCATCTTTAATATGTTTATATGCTCCAAAATTAATTATCTTTTCGTACTGTATGCCGACACCATTAGGGTAAACATCAAAATCGCATAAGTCATATACTTTTTTAGTTTTAAAATATTTTAATGCTAAAGGATAATCTTTAGGATGATTTTCTGAATAAACTGATACTACTTTATTACTGAATAATAAATGTAGAGTTAATAACTGATTTTTAGTATATTTGTGTTTATCTAGGTAAGGTAAAGTTATCATACTTCTACCTAAGACTAAAGTAATCTCGTTTGTAGTAGGTGTATAATCGTTGAAGATAATATTTTCGTAAGTCTTATATTGATCTTTAATTGATTTTATATAGTCTTCATTTGTGTGGTCTGGATTAGGTACAACAATTACTTTACTTTCTATACCAAGAGAATTTAGATAAAGACAATGCTCATAACTATATCGTAATAGTCCGTCACCCGGCTTGCCTGTACATACTATATTAATCATATTAACTTATTAATTCAATAGCAATTTTTAATACCTCAATTTTATTTTTACCTTGTCTTAATCTTTTTTTTAATTCATCATCTTTTGAATCTCTAACTTTATCAACTTCAAATAGTGCTAACTTCAACGCAAATAAATGATCTTCATTTTCTATTTCCTTAAAGATTGCATTTACAAGTGAAGGATAAAATTTTGTGTCTAATTTTTTTTCATCTAATACTAAACCAGTTTTTTTAGCAATTCTCATTGCCATTGCTTCAAAGTCTTTCTTTTCTTGTTTCTTTTTGTTATATGTATCTTCGTGTAATTTTTCTACCGTTATAATAGAAATTAACTCTTTGTAAAGATGATTATTTTCATCAAAAGGTATTATTGTAGGTATAACTTTTGTTCCATCTTCACTTCTTGTTAATACTTCTATATTCTGTCTTTCATTATCTATAAAGTAAGCAGAAATTAAATTGTCTTTAGTTATCATAATTCTCCTTTAAGTAATCTAGTAAGTTAATTGTAGGCGACCAACCCATTTTAGATAGTGTGCCGATTTTAGCAACATTATCTTTTCTTTCGTATATTGTCCCCATTCTTTTATCTTTAATAGTCATATTTAGATGGTCAAAAATATCAATTAATTTATTTGAAATACCTGTGCCTACATCTACGACTTTTAATTTTTTAACTTTATTTGTAATTAAGAATCCTATTGCCGACAAAATATCATCTATATGAATAAAATCTCTACTATGATCTATGTTAATATAATCTACATCATCTCTTAATATTTTAGGTATTAACATATTTTCTCTGGCACCAGGACCATAAACGGTTGTAAATCTCATACCTAAAGCATTGTGAGGTGCAATTTGTTCCATATAAAATTTACTCATTGCATATGGATTACGCCAAGGTTCTTTTGCAGTAGATGAACTAGCGTATAAAATTTTAGGACCATTTTTAAATTGATTGAATACTCTATATGTTGCTACAACATTATTTGTCCAATACTCAACAGGATTATCTAAACTATCTCTTACACCTGATAGACCTGCTAGATGTATAACTAAATCTACATCATAGTCTAAATCACAAGTAAGTAAATCATTACCTGTTTTTTTATCTAAACAAATTAAATGATGTTTGTCTTTTAAGAAAGATCGTAGGTGTTGTCCTATAAAACCTTCACTGCCTGTTAATAATATTTTCATAATTTTTCATACTCTAACTTTTATTTATCCTCAAATAATATGTGCTAATTGATGTTGGTGTTCCGTCTGGAAATTCTTGTGCTCTGTAATCATCACTTACTTGTCTTGTTTGATAATCACCTGATCCGTTTAATCTAGTATCACTCATACCTGTACCTCTTATCTCACCTGATCCTGAAGTACCTAAATTATAAGTTAGTTTATAACCATCACTAGACGCAGCTGCAGTTTGTCTTATCCAACCTTGCAATATACTTTTAAAATTAGTACCAGAATATTCTTGTAAATTGTTTCCTGCGTTAATAAAAAATGGATTTGGATATGATGTATCTGATCCATCAACTCTTTGTAAGTAGTAATTTGTTATTGTAGTAGGTTGATCTAATGCTTCACCAGAAGCATCCTCTAAACCAGCATTTGAATATGCTGAAGTATCTGCTCTTGTATCCAAATATACAGGAGTTGCACTCACTAAAGTTGATCCAGGATAACTTGAAGATGAACTTATAAGATATGTTCCACCTTGTTGAGATGATACAATTCCACCAGCAGTTAATAAATCTACAGCAGGATGTAAAAAAGTATCTTTAACATCTTGTAAAGACATTGCTTGAATATTACCCGCATTATAGAATACAGGAAAAGTTGTTCCTGTATCAGCAGTTGGACTTACACTTGCAATTGATTGACTAACTTTATCATATGTAACCGTAACTACTGAAGGTTCATCTGTTTGTGCTTCAGTAGGAAAAGAACTATTTGTTTGACTCATAGCACCTGCCTGTAATCTAGTATCTGTAATTGATCCTAAACTACCACCTGAACTAACAACTGATAATGATACACTTGGATTTAATGAATATTGATAGACGATTTGATTTACTATTTGAGTGACCTCAGCAGAGGACATCTCTTTTAGATTACCACTATCATTTTTTAAAGGTGATCTGACTGCCATAATTTTTCATTCCTATGCACCAGCACCATATATTGTTTTTAATACTCCTCCAGATGAGTTTAATATCTGCAATGTAACTACTGATTTAAGTTGATCTTGTCCTACAGCGTCATCAGCAATTTTAGCCTCATTTACTGAGTCGTCTGCTAGATCACTACCTGATAATGCACCAGGAGCAATCATTGAACTTGTAATTGTATTTGAATCTCCAGTTGTAATTATTGTACCAGTTATATCTGGAATTGTAATTGTATTATTTGATGTTGGGTCTGTTGCCGTTATCGTAGTTTTAAATGTGCCAGCAGTTGCACCATCAAACTCAACTGAACTATTGAAAAGAGGTACAGCGTCAAAAGTTAATGCCTTGCCAGCTGCTGAAGAAGTAAATCTTGGTATACTAGAGTTTTCATCTACACTTAATAATCCACTGCCTGTTTCTAATTCACTTACTCTTAATGTATCTAAAACAGAAAGTGTATTAGTATCAACTGATCTAATATTGTTTCCACTAATTTCTACTGAACCAAAAGTATGTGTTGTACCAAGAGCAGTTAAGTTATTTGGTATAGATACATCATTTGGTAAAGATAAAGTTAATTTATCTGGTACTGATACAACTGCCTGTATTTGATTAGCAGTACCTAAAACCGTCAAAGTATCACCACCACCAACAATCTGCGTAGTTGAAGTTTCGTCTGCAATTGTCCACCCAGCAGTTGATGTTGCAATACTAATAGTTTCATTCATAGCGTCAACTAAATTAGACGCACTAATAGAACCTTATAGATTTGCAATATCACCAAATTGATTAGCTGATAAGTCGTTAAACTCCAATCTAAATTGTTCTAGTGTATCTGTTTCTGCTATAAATTTTACTGCCATTAGTTTTTACCTAAACATCCTTTTATTAATTCTTTAATCTCTTTTAATTCAGACTTTAAATTATTTATGTCTTTAACCACATTTCTTATCTTATCTCCTTGTGATTCTCTTTCCTGAACTCTTTGCATATAAAGTTGATATTCACTTTTATTTGTATTCACAATAGCATTAGAACCTATATCTCTAACTAAATTTGTGTGTCCTTCAACTTTTAAAAATTTACTCATTATACTGCCAATGCAATTCCTCTCATATCTCTAATTACAGGTGGGTATGAAGAATTTGATCCTTTCATAACTACTTTAATTTCAAACGCTGTAAATTCGTTTAATCCTGTAGCAGAGTATTTGTATTCTTTAAATGTTTCATTATCTTCAGCAGGAGTAATTGTTGTATCTTCTCTTCCTGTTGTGTTAAATGGAATCCAAGCCAAGTCATCTATATTTCTTACTTCTTCGGAAGATGATGTTCTAAAATAAACTTCTACACTTGAAGTTGATCTTATATTAGAAGTTAATCTTATATCTAAAGCAGTTGTAGGATTATCTAATAATACTGGTTTAGTTAAGTACACAGCGGCAGTTGATGTTCCTACATTTTCTGTATCTGCAACATAATTTACATCACCTGATTGTGGTTGATTTAATCTGTTTTGAATTGTAAATGCACTACATCTTTGTAAATCTATTACTGGAGAAACTTTTGTATTACTAGTTGACATAACACAATTTACAAATAATGATTTATTTCCTGTCATTTCATTTGTTTCATTTATTGAACTTGCAACCATTCTAGGAGCAGTAAAGTAAATATTATCATTTGCAATAACATTTATAGAACTTGCACTACCTGTTAATTGGAATTCTGTTTCACCACCATTTATTGATCTACCAGTTGTAGGTCTCATATTGTAGGATAAACTTGTACCTGGTACAGTCATAGTTTGTAAACTTAAATTTAATACATCATATAATCTATTTTGTGTTGCTGTTACAGCATTTGAACCAATATCTCCTGATTGATTAGGATTAACAATTGATCCTGAGTAAGACGTATTGTGTGTAGGATTAATATCGTAACTATCTAAAGTTACATTAGAAATTTGAGTATATGTTCCATTAATCTGATCAGCACTTAATCCGTTTAAAGAACCGCCTGTAGGAACTCCTGCGATAGTTACATTATTATTTGTACCGTGCATACCGTGGTTAGGATGTGATACTCGTAATATTGCCGAACTATCTGACAATGTTCTTAAAGGATTGTTCTTTAATGTTTTAGTAGGCAATGCCTCGTTAACAAGTGTAGCAGTACCAGTTACTTGACTAAATTCTGCTCTCTTAATTTTAAATTTAATATCTTCATTTTGTTCAGCAGTCCAAGTAGAACCGTTTTGTGATTTGAACATAACACCTGCATAAGGTTGTTGTGATATTGTTCTATCAGAACCTAATACTTTTTCTCCAAGTCTTCCAACATAAGCAGTATAATTATTAGAGTTTGCTAATAATACAAAACAGTATTCAGTATTTTCTTGTATGAAAACAGGACTGTCAAAAGTAAATGTTGTTGCAACTGAAGCGTCTGAACTTGTACTTACTGAACTAGGATTTATAGTCTTTTCTGAAAAAGGTAATATTGTTGAACCAGGATAACCATTTACAACTTCTCTTATTTGTAAAGTTATTGGAATATTTGCGTCTTTACTTCCAAAGTACATATCCATAGAAGTTAAGAATACTCCTCCAGGATCATCAATCATAAATGTTTGTGCTAAAGGATCAACCCAACCAATTGTTCTTGTAGATTGTCTAGTTGAAACTCTATTAATTGTTCTAGTAGATGTAGTATCTGTTCTAACTAATTGTGGTTCTCTTGTAGAAATAATTGTATTTTGTACTGTTTCTAAAATACCTCTAGCAACGTAATCTGATTCTGCTGAAGTTTCTACATCAAATCTAGTATCGTTTTGAGAACTTGTTAATCTGAATACTCTTGTACCTGTTCTCCATCTAGGATTTGAACTTACTGCAGGATCAGGTATATTAAATGTTCCTGATACTGAACCATTATTATCTGTATCTAAATTTGAGCCTAAGGCAGGAGTTACATATGCTGAAATATTTACGTTATCAAAGAAAGCATAAACTCTAGTATTTGGTTTCATTCTAGTAGCAACAAAGTTGATTGTTCTACTTCTAATAAATGGAACAAATGCAACATTAACTATTCTGTCACCAATTGAGTTTCTTACAGTTTGAGGTACTAATCTTTGTCTAACACCTGTTCTTGTTTGATTAACTAATTGTTGTGTAGTTATTTCTGTATTTGTAAATACTCGTCTACCACTTCGTCTAGCACCACCTACATCTCTAGTTGAAACATCTGCTGGGGAACCTGACCAAAAGTCTTGCCAGTCGTTCCAAACAGTACCTATTTCAATACCTAACAAATTAGGATTACCTAAACCAGAAACTAAACTATCAAATGCACCCACATTATTAATTACTAATTCAGGTGCTCTATTAGTTTCTTTCCATTCATCTGAAGCTGGAGTTAATTCTACTGTACCTGCCCAATTGAATACATCAAAAGGATTGACGTTAACACTTTTACTTGCAAAAGGTTGATCTATTAAAGTTGTTTCCGTATATGGTAAAGTTAAACAATCACCAGTCTTTTGATAATTTGCAGCTGTTCTATCAGCAGCTAATATAGAAGTACCATCCTCATCTGCCTCAATTAATTTAACAGCATCCTCATTGAAGGTAGGTCTTAATTCACCCTTTGCCATATCCATAGCAGCTTTGTAATCTCTATTTTTTACATTACCTATACCGTGGCCTGTAAAATTATCTACGATAAATCCGTTTTTAAATCTGTCAAATCCTTGTGAGTCTTGTATTTGTAAACTTTGAGCATTACTTTCTAATAAAGACAATTGAGTATAGTATTCTACATTTTCAATTCTACTTTCTAGTTTACCAATATCTCTCATTGTATATCTTCTATTATCAACTCTTTTAATGTTTATATCTTCGGTTGATAAAGTGTAAGCAGGAATTTCTAAAGTGTATAGGTGCATTGCGCCATCTAAAGATTTTGGAACTTGTGGGTCTAAGCACTTGCACCTTTTAATACTTTAAAGGCACCTTCTTTATCTAAAAATATTTTATCTATTCTAGGTAAATAATATTCAAAATCAGCAATAATATCTGTTCCAAATTTAACAACATCTACCGTTGAAGCATTATTACCTGGGTCAAAATCTCTATCAAAAAATTGACCTGAATTAATAGTTGAGTTATCTGCAACTCTAGGTCTAAAGTCTAAACAATCTCTTAATTGAAAAGTTACTCCTGTTGTGTCTGAACTGTAACTTGGTATATCTGCGTAGTCAACAACTCCTGTGTAAGAGTCAACATCAAAATAATCTCCAGAACCGTGAGTAAAGTAATCAAACATAATTCTTAATGAACCTGTTGGTTCTAACTCACCAGATTTTAATTTAATTCTACCAACATCATAATAGTTATCTCTTTGACCGTTATCTAATTCGTATCTTTCCGTAATATCAACTTCACCTGAAGCACTATAAGTACCAAAAGCAGTTGCCATTTTTACACTTGTTAATTGATAAATGTCTGCCTGACCTAAATTTATACCACCTTGTTTTATGCAATCTGCTAATGAGGTAATATCTTTTGTAGTACCTGAAACTAAAGTTTTTGATTTAGAACCAGCAGTTGATCTATTTACGGTTGCAACTATTTTAATTTTTGCATTTGCATAGTTAGAACCAAAATCAAATACACTTGTACCATTACCTGATGGTTGAGTAAATATAGGATTACCTGCGTGGTTATTTCCTAATGTAGTTAATACGTCTCCTGTAGCACCATCAGTTGCACTAGCAATATCATCTATTGATATTGTGTAATCTAGGTCATTAGCACTTGAAGGAAATGACTCATTTGTTCCTGCAGTAATCTGACCAGAACCGCCTGATAATGTTACAATAAATTGTCTTTTAACAGCAAAACTTGTATCAGTTATATTTGAATTACTAGCAGTTTTTAATGTTTTAATATTGTCATATGGTAATTTAAATATAGAAATATTTTTATTTGCCTCTTGTAATTTTGCTCTTCGTCTTGTTGCAACTGTTTTAGTAGATTGAGCAGCAACAACAGAACCTAAAGTTAAACTATTATCTGAAATAATTGCCTCTACTCTTTTTGTTTCAGTAGTACCACTATCATTTGTAAATGAAATTGAATCACCTACTTTTAATTCTACTGTAAATCTTGTATTAACACCTGTTACAGAATTACTAGCGTTTGCAATATCTAAAAATCCTGATATAACAACATTCTCTCCATTATTATCTAAAGATGTATCAGCAGTATAAGTTGCCGTACCTGATCCATAAATTTGTTTAACAGCTGAAAAATCATAACTTCTTACACCTGCAAATCCTACAGCGTTTTTTTGAATTGTTGCGTCTAAAGATGAAATTGATCCTCTAATAACTTCGTTTGCTGTAAATTCTCCGTTAACACTTGAAACGACTACAACGCCGTGTAAAGCATTACCTGAAGATGTGTAAGCGTCAACATTAGCAGGAGTTATACCATCTTCCAGATATAATTCAAAATCATTTGTACTTGGATTTCTTACCGTAAATACATCACTAGTTGTTATCGCAACACCACCGATTGTAGCAGTTATAGCGTCAAAAGTTATCTGTTGTCCTTCTTTAAATCCGTGAGCAGTTGCACTTGCAACACCTGGATTTGCAACTGTAATTGATGATACAGCAATTGATGATACAGTAGAAACAGCTTCTACCGTAGCAGTTGCATTTGAATTATCTCCTGTTAATTTTTCTCCTGTTGTAAATTGTACATTACTTGTTATGTTCAAGTGTGTGAACATACTAATATCAAAAAGATAATGTTTAAATATTGAACTTGAATTAGGAAAGATGTTACTAGCAGCAGTACCAGATTTATATTCAAAACCTTTCGTTTTAGCACGACCTACTTGATAGATACTTGCGCCTGATCCTGAATTACCTGTACCACGAACAGCAGTTGGTTCATTGTATAAAAATAAGTTTCTATATGGTTCAGTTTCTCCTGTTACAAAACCTACATCTGGAGTACCATAAACATTAGTTACATTAACAAAGTTACCTACATCAAATCTTGTAGGGAAAGCATTTTGTGTATCAAATTCTCTTGCCTTATCAACATCTACAAAAGAAGAACCAATAGTTTCTATTTCATAACCTCTTACGTATGCCTTACCTGGTGCTAAACCAGCAGCAATTTTACTTTCTGATCCACCATTAGCGGCAGTATATACTCCTCTATTATTTGCTGATATTAAATGTTCTCTTAAATCTAAATCAAAATCTTTTACAGAATAGTCACCTGATTCGTCAAATGTTCTACGAGCAAAAGTATCTTCTAATACAGCATATTCTGTTGTTCTAACTTGATTTTGTAAAATACCACTTTGCAATCTTAATAATTCTACAAAGTTTGAATCATCAACAGCACCTACAGCTTTTTTCTGTAAAGTTAAATCTATTTTAAATCTATGAGCACCTGGAGCATTTGTGTTTGAAACGCCTTGAGCATTATCGTTTAAAGTATTATCTTGTGTAGGAGTTACAAAAGATTCAGTAACTAATAATCCTACTCTATATGAAGGTGTGTTTGTATATTTGTCAAGTATAATTGTTTGTTCAGCAACATTAACCATAAATCCATTAATGTAATATGATCCTGCTTGTACCTGAGCAGCAGAACCTATAGCAGTTGTGTTAACTGTTGCGATTACATTGACTGAATCACTATTTGTTCCTGTAAGTATTTCTCCATCTGCAAAAGAAAATTCGTTTTTATTATTTCCACCTGACTTACTATATTTTACAAATAAAGTATCTGGATCTGTTCCGTCTGTTGCACTTTGATTTACTATTGTTGCAACAACACCTGAAGTAGAACCTGTTAAAACTGTACCATTTGTAAATTGTGCTAAAGTGTTTGTACTATCTATACTTGAAAGTTTTACAGCGTAATAATTTAAATCATAACCAATTTCGCCAGGAATAACCATAGCACCTTTTTCAAAAAAGTGGTCACCTAATTTTTCAATTTGATTTTGTAGAATTGTTTGTGATTGTGTTAACTCTCTTGCCTGAACAGCAAATGCTGGTCTAAAAAGTATTCTATGAAATGATTTGCTTTCTGCAAAGTCATCATAGTAAGGCGAGAGGTTAAAGTCTGTTGGACTTGACATTTAATTACCCCTAAAATTCTATGACCAGTTTAATGTTTTCCGTTTGATCTGGTGCTCTTTGTATCGGTGTTCTATTTTCAATATAAAGTACATCACCTGAATTGTGGTCTATTTCAGGAACTGCATATCCTGAAGTAAACGAAACATTGTTAACTGTTCCTGTTGATGAAGTGTCAGGTGTTCCTGTAGGAGAACTACCACCTTGACCTGTAATAACATTTGCACCTGAGAACGCCGTTAAATTACCATTTGCGTCCACACCAGCATCATTGTGTCTTGTTTGAATGTAATATAAAATATTGTTTACTGAATCCCATTCTACAACTTTACCAACAGCACCTGTTGTTGCCTGATTAATTTCCTCATCAACTGTAAAAGTACCTGGAGTTGGAGAAGAAGCAATTTTAATTGCCTTTGATAATCTTGCCGTATTTGAAGTTACTGCTAAAGAAGATTTTGTAGGATCTCTTAATAAAGCAATTTTTCTAAAGTCATTAACAGCAGAAAAGTCGCCAGAGTTTGCACTTTCTGTTCCTTCTAAACTTGTGTTCATCATAACAAAGAAAGCACCTAATTCTTCTTGTGCATTTGCACCGTGACCACCTTTAGGTGGAATAATTACATCTAATTCTGCACCTGCTAAACTAGTTGCACCAGCGGCAACTATCTGTGCATTTGAAATTGTACCAAAAGTATAACCTGTACCTGGAGTAGTTACTGTTACTGAAGTTACAAGACCACCACCAACAACTACTGTAGCAACACCACCAGAACCATCTCCTCTAATAGGTATACCTGTAAATGATCCATTTGCACCACCTGAACCAGCAGATTTAATTTTAATTACATCTATTCCACCGTCAACAGCAGCAGAAATTACATTTGATTGATCTGACCCTGGACTAGAGTTTGGCGAAACTGCCATAAAATCTGTTGATAAGAAATTTGCTTGTTGAGCAGCAGAAAGTGTGTACATATATTTCCATTTATATCCATCAGTAGTTGTAATTACTGAAGTTGAAACACCAGTTGGTTCATCTGTTGAAATAACACCACCGTTGTTATCTAAACATTTGTAAACATTTCGTGCTGAAGATAAAATATAAAAAGTTGCGTCATACAAAGTAGTAGCACCACTATTTGCTGTTTGTTTTACACTTGTTGATCCTGTTGTATATTCTCCGTAGTCGTGTCTGTAAATATCATATATCGTACCTGCAACCCAATTTCTTCTAGGTATAACAAAAGCAACATCTGAAGATTGAATCCTTTTAGCAGCAACTAAATCATCAAAAGTATAAAATTCTCTACCTATTGAATCAGCAGGTGTATTTGGTAAAGCATCCGTGCCTTCGTAATCTGTTCTACTGTCTGATCTTGTAGAAGTACCAAAAGGTTGTGGTCTTCCAATACCTAGGTAATATACGTTATTTGCTGTTTCAGAAAATGATTCTGAAAATTGTTCAGCGTTGTTTAGTCTAAATTTGTTTGTTATAATTGCTGGCATAATTTTTCTTTTTCTTTCTTATATTTATACTACTTCTCCTATGCTTCTATCTCTAATATTCTAATTGTACTTAATACGGTTCCACCAAATTTTCTTAAACCACCTTGACCATTAAAGGTAAAAGTACCTGCAGTTTGTATGTTTCCACATCTTACTTTATATGTTCTAGCAGTAGTATTTCCAGATGTTTCTGAATAAAATGCTTGCATATTACCCATACTTGTTAAGTCTTTAATAAAATTAGAAGTAAATGCTAATGCGTCTGCGTCTGAATCTTTAAATATACCTAGACCTGCTCTTGTAGAAGCTGTACAAGAATAAAATACGTGTGCCTCAATGTTTATTACACTTGTAGCAGATTTAGGTGTTATCGTTATAGTCATAAATTCATCACCTTCAGTATTTTGAGGTATTGTATCATCTTCAGGAAATATAGTTGTTCCTGTTGCAACAGCACCTGTTTGAGTATTAACTTGTTGTAATAATTTACCACCTTCTTTTTTTGCTACTTCTAAAGTACCATTCATAGCAGCGTGAGAAGTACACACATAATAAACTGTTGCCTGATCGTGTGGTACATCAAAATATAATACACCACTTGTTTTACCTTGAGCAGATAAACCAGTTGTTACTGTTCCATCTGAAGCAACGTGTGTTAATCCTGTTGAAATTCTATTACCTGAAACATAAGCACCAGATGAAGTTTGTATAACAAATGGGTGTGCTCCTAAAAGACCACTTAAATTAAATGCAATCGTTTGACCTTGTTTTGTATAAAGTGTAGGATTGTCTTCAGTTCCGTAGTGTGAAGAAAATCTATAAGAACTTGAACCGTTAGCAGTTACATCCAATATTGTTGTTGCACTACGAACATCAATAGTTTTAGTTGCACCTGTACCTGAAGCAGTTACACTAGAACCAACAAAATTCATTGTTGTTGCAGTTGTAGCTAAACCTGATCCTTCTTCTTGTACAGTTAAAGTTTCGCCACTACCAGAGTTTGCAACAGCATTAAATCTACCTTGTGCTGATGAGAATTGTAAAATATATCCATCAGCAATACCTGTTGTATTAACATCCGTATGTGATGAAACGGAAGAATTTTCATCTAACAATCTAACCCATCCACTACCTGAAGAATAATATGGTCTGTTACCTACACTATCATAAGCATACATTCCTACAT